CTTTAATTTCTTTGTCTTTATCAGTCGGTGTTCCAACATCAACATTTACTTTTTTCGACTTATCAATAATTTTTTGAGTAGGTGATATAAAATCATTTGATTGAATATCGCTTGATTGATTTTCAACAACTACTTCTTCAATTTGTTTGTTTGGTTTTTCGATGTCATCTTCTGGCATTATTGCTCCATGTTTTGTTGTGATTGATTATTGAGCTGCGATTCTTGTCCAACATTTGTTGGCTCAAGGGGAACAGCAGCACCTTTTAATTTTGCACTAAATTTAGCAACTTCTGTTTCAAAACCTTTTTGCATAACTTGATTTGCTAATATTTTACTTCGACCTTCTAAATCTTTTATTGCTTGTTGCATTTGTTCGATAGTGGCATTCTGTTGCGAAACTTGGTCGATTTGTGTTAATACTTTATCTACATCAGGCACATTGATACGTTTGAGGATTAGAGGCAAAAGCTGGGGAACTTTAAGTTGAGTGGCGAGATTAGTGAGTAACGCAGCTTCCGTGCCACTTTCGAACCCATTCGATGATTGCGAAGTGAACCTAACATCCTTAAAGCCAAAACTTAAATCTGTTTCTTTTGCTACCGTAACTTTATTATCATCTAATTTCAGTACATTGTAAGCAATTGTTTGGTCTAATTGACCATCAGCATTAATATTAGAAACAAAACCATTTGGAGGAGCATATTCTTTATAAAAGTTTGCAACAACTTTTCCAACAATAGATAAGGCAGCATCTGACTGTGCCAATCTTCTACGTATCTTTTGTCCACTTGCAGATTGCAATGATGCTACTGTTGAGAAAACAGAAGGACTTTCACGATTATCACCCATATTAACACCAAATATACCCATTACATATTCCATCAAATACATAATATAACGTGGGAATTGTAACCATGCTTCGGTTAATGGTTTTGATTCCAATATTTGTGGTGGCTTAGTATAACCTGGTACGGTCTGCGACCAAGACAACATTGCACCAGGCATTGAAAAATTCTTTTTCCATTCATCAATATTGCTAATAGAACCTTCTTCATATAAGATTCTCAATGAATTCATTAATGAACCATTAATCAAAGCAATCATCATGAACTTATCCAATACTCTTTGTAATGGATATAAATACCAAGTTCTACCTATTGGATAAGGTGTATCTCTATGGTCATAAACCAATGGAACTATATTATACATATCGATAGGATAAACAACTTTGTAACCAAGTTTTCCAATAGATGTATATTCGGTTAATACATTTCTTCGTTGTTTGATTATCTTTATCTTATTTTCTCTTTCGAGTTTCTTTAAATCATCGGTTAAATCAGAATAAATTTTATATCTTAATTCTGTCTCTTGATAATTTATATTTGCTTTATTAGGAATTGCAAGATACATAAACTGGTCTTCTAATTGAAGTCGTTGGATAAATACAACTGAATCTGTTGACTTCACAGAAGTTCTATACATCTGTGCTAATTCGACTAATGCAGATGGTGCACCATCAAGAAAATCTTTTTCAAATTGTTCATACGTAATATCATTTTCAATACTCTTAACAAATCTATAAGCAGACTTTTTTGATAGATTCATGGCTATCACCATATTATCTGAATCATCATAAAATGGAGATTTTGTTAATGGGTGAGGATAAAAATAACGCCAATTTAAATGTTTAATATCAACGTTAAATTCTCCATATTCATTGCGAGGAACAATATAATATAAACCATGTCCAACATTGGAACTGTCTCTTATAACCCTATCATGTTGCAAAGCACCAAGAGAATCATACCAACTTTTTTTAATAAGGTAATCATATACGGCGGAAACAGATTTTGATATTTGGGTTAGATTTTCATCAAATGGATGTATGATTGGTGCTACTTTAACAGTTGGTTGAGAAGATAACATCATTGCTTCAGCAGTATCACAAATGGCAGTTATAACAGATACAGGAAGTGGGGCTTGTCTAAAAGCTAATAATTCTTTTTCATCAGCACGACTAAAGTGAATACCGTAACGAGCATCTTCGAATTTTACTGCTTCCCTTGCCCAATTACTTCGGTAATTATAATTATCCCTGAAGTCCTTATAATTTTGTTTTTGTGTTTCTTCATTCCATTCTTTAGGCACAATGATACCACCGATTATAAATGAATTATTTATTTAAGCCAAAATTAAATAAAAAAAATATAGATGTCAATACATTAGTAGAATAACCATTCATCTCTTTCTGCGTTTGTATCATAAAGATATTTTTTTATATCAAATTCTGTATTCTGTTTTTCAATACCAAATTCATTATATGTAATATCTTTTGGTATTTGTAAAACTTGTTCTGCTAAATATAAACTATCTAATCTATCCTTTTTACAATCTGGAAAAGATATTATATCATTCTTTAAGTTTACCATTGAATCTCTTAAATAATAAAGGTCGGATTCAAAATAAGTTAATGGTACTTGTGTTAATTTTTCTACCTTACCTTCAGATGGTGCTGGCTCTGGTCTCATTATACCATTCCAACCGACAACTTCTGCCGATTCCTTAAATTCAAGGAAAAATGTCATTTGCTGTCCAGCAACTTCTATATCAACAGCATCGGCATGATATTTAAGTGCTAATCTCAAACACTCATGCGATGAACCTATTCTTTCTACTAATGCAAGCTCATTCTCTGTTAAGGCAAATCCTCTTAATGGTTTTTGTTTTATATCCCTGAAAATATCTTTTTGAGAAAATTTACCTTCTTTTTGCTCTAATATATGCCTTCTTTTATCGGCACTAACGGCAACAACACTAATAACTGAATCAGATGAATTCTTAGCCTGTGAAATTGCTGGGTCTAAACCTATACCTATAAATACATTTTTATATTTTATAGTACCATCTGGATTCTTTATCTTTAACCAATTTATATTATGCTTCCTAAAATAAGTGGCATTATGATATAATATTTTATAATTAGCATCTGATACTATTCTATTATAATATTCTTTTAGGAAACCTTTAACACCACCAAGTTTGGGTTGTGATTCATAAAATTCTTTTAGTTTTTTAACTCTTTCTATTGTCCAACGTTTTTCCCATTCTGGAACTTCATTATCTAAATCACCAACACCAGGAAATATTTTATCCCCTTTTTTAATAACAGTTAAAGTATAAAAATGTTTTTTCCATATATGATTTTCACTATCGAAGATTCTACCAATTGTATCTGCAGCATGTACTTTATTCCCAATATAAGTAATTGCACCATTATCCGCAACAGCCCCAAATGATTCTTGCATAACTTCATTATCTATTTGCGTACGCCTATCTTCTGTCTTTGTATTTAATCTGTTCTGCACATCATCGAATATAAATTTCTTAACACGCATTGAAAATAAATTTAATCCTCTTGAAGGTTGGTCAATACCAGAACATTCATAAATATAACCATTTGGTAATATTATTAAATCACCAGTATCTTTAGCTTGTTTATCTTTGACTTGTTTAAATGTTGGATTTATATTGCCGAATAATAAATTTATAACTGGTGTTCTTAAAAAATTTGTTATGTTAAGTAATCTTTTTCTACCTTCTTTATTATTCTTTGCACGTAGAACTTGGTAATCAACTTCAGGCAACATAGTACCATTACAAAAAATACCATATTGACCTACAAGCATATCGTATAATGGCGATATAAAACTATACCAAGTGGTTTTACTTCCCTCTCTATAAGTGGCTATAACATGACATCTATCTTCTTTTGTCATGCCATCTTCATAATAATAAACAGAAGCTAATGAATCAGCTATCCAGGGGGCTACACCATATTGTAATTTGAAATCTTTTATTAAAGGTGGATATCCTAATTTATTATTTATAATAATTAAATCAAATATAAATCTGACTATACCTAAATTATCTTTCGAATCATTGCTCGCCCATCTCTTTAAGTAATTATATAAAAAATTAGGAGGACTTTTCCTAAATTCTATCTTCATCTTCTAATTGTCCATCTCCATCTACACCAGTTATATATGATTTAGGATAATCTAATTCATCTGTTAGGTCGCTAAGTTCTTTTACGCTTTTTTCCATTAACTTATCTAATTCATCTGCTGGTGGCAACCCAAGAGGTTTCTTTTCTATTGGCTCTTCAACATAAGCTATATCTTTTATTTCGTTGAATATGTCCAATATATCCCTTACTTTTTTTGTTTCAACACCTATTTCATAGGCTTTGGAAAGCATTTCTACCAATGTCTTTGGGTCAAATGTTTCTTTAATTTTATCTTTTAATTCTGGTTGATATAATTTTAATAAGTCCATAGCTGCCTTCTTGAATGTTTTTGAAAATAAAATTAACTTTCTATCTTTTGCTTTTACTGTTCTACTGAATGCATAAGCTGCTGCTTTATCTAAATCTAAAAATGTTGGCGTTCCTGGTGTGAAAAAAGCCATTACAAACTTATACATGGATACTGATACTTTTGACTTGTTGATATGTCGCCAAAATACCATCTTCCTTTCTTCTGGTGTATTTGTTAAATATATTGACTTGCCATACATATATTGGGCTTTTGTCCCAGCACTTATATCCCAAGTTAATATGCTTGCAATATATACACCCGATGATGTATATAAGAATATTTTCGATAATGTATATAAAATATAATATAACTTTACCCAACATGAATCTACCGATATCTTATTTCCATTCTCGTCTAAATAGAATGTGATATTCCCTTTCATATCAATAGTATCAGGCTTGTATTCGTCAACTGTTTTAATGTAAATATTATGCACTGAAACATTGTATGAAAAAGATTCGGCATTGTAATAAACAAGACTTTTGGGATATATATCTTTTTCCCTTAGTAAACTTAGTAATTCTTCAAATGACCTTACTTTAATAGCTGAAGGACAATAATCATCTAATTCTTTTTCGCTATAAAGAATTGGCATTAACTCTTTTACTAAAGTGTAATACTTCGCTTTCGTCTTTATACTGTTTATATCTACTAATTTCATACTATCTCAATATGGAGTTTATCGAAAACATAAAAGATTAAATCTTCTAATGCAGCGAATAATGGCGTCGGGATTAATACTTCGTCATCTAAATAAATAGCACTATATAAAC